GTCGAGTTACTAGGTGTTGATATTAAAATGAAACAGGTACAATATAGAAACATGAGAAGTATAATGACCAAACAAAACCGTAATAAACGTAGAAAGTCTAATGCTACAATAGACCATCTTAGGGCGGGGCGTATGCGCTTTAAGCGTCGCCTCGATGTCCCCATGTGGCATATAGATCACCTGAATAAATCCATAGTCGTGTTTACAGAGCTATTAGAAAGCCTAGAAGAGATCCGTAAAGGAAACTCGTCGCGCCATGCTGATAAGTGTATGTATGCACAGACTGCCATAACAGTAGCTAACGGAAGGTTTGCCGTAATGGGGCCACAAGACCCGCGATCTCGCGGTGCGGAACATTTGGAAATTACTGATCAAGGTTGGACTGACCGCAACGGACACGCTGAATTACTTGCGCGTGACGATTTAAACGAAGAGCAAAATCTTAGCATTTACGAGGCCGCACAGACACCAAAGGTGTAGTCTGGTCTTTTAAAAATTGCGTCTAGGGTTTGCACAAAACAAGGAAAAAGGGCTTATGCTTTTATTACAAAAACTTATCGCGTTTCCTGTAAAGGTATTTCGCATAATATATATTATCCCAGTATTAACAGTAACTTCTGTAAAACAGAACAGTCAGGCGAGACTGGTTTTAGAGGAGACACTGGCTACTCTGTTCTTTCTGTTGTTTCTGCTTTCACTGTACAGTCTGTTCTATATTGGGTGTGCAATTGACGACACTTGTGCGGCTGCACAAGGGTACTAAACCATGCCAAAACTTACTAAAACTGGCTACGAAATAGGTAGCAGCGAAGCGGGTGCGATTGTTTTACATCAAACCAGCTTCCAAACACGGCATGAAGTTTTACGCAAACACAAGCTAGCTAGGGCGGGGGTTGAGACTATAAACGAAGTGCGGAATGAGTTTGCGCTTCGTCGTGGGACACACCTTGAATCTGGAGTTGCGTCGTTGGCTAACGAAGAAATCGAACGCTTGTCAGGAGGTGATGCTATAATGTTTGAACCGACTGAAGCCTATCGCCGGGAAGGTCTAGGTGTTGCGTCAAGCATAGATAGAATCATTGAACTGACAGAGCCTTTAACGTTACCAAAAGTAGACGGAGATAATGTTACCGTACATGGTCAAGGTATCGTTGAAATTAAGACGGACTTTTATCATCACGACAAACCAAAACCTGAGTGGGTTATTCAGGTCATGCATCAAATGTTTTGCGCTGAAATGTCTTGGGCGATCATAGCGTGCATGTGCCAGAAGGGACGTCTGCACTTGTATCCAATCCTGTGGGATGCCCAGCTAGTCGAAAAAATGGTTGATGCTTACGCTGAGTTTTGGGAGCTAGTAAAGACTGACGGCGAGTACCCGCCCATAGCTGAAAAAGATAAACCTGAATACGTTGATATAACTGAGGTGCTTACGGAGAGTAACCAAGACCTTCAACAGTTGTGTGCAGATTATCACAAAGCAGCGGGTGAAGAACGGCAATGGAAAAAAACTAAAGACGAAGTGAAGTTTGCCATCACTCTTGCACTGGATAGCCTTGGCGTCGAGTACGCTAGTATTCCCGGCTATCAGATCAAAGCAGCAACACAAACAAAAGAAAAAAAACAATCTATTGGCACGGGTGAATTTTATGAAGCCTTGTCATTTACGATAAAGGAAACGAGCAATGAATAATATTGTAACCACTCGGCAAAGCCTTGTGCCGACGACAATAACTGAGATGGAATTGTTTGCAGAAAAATTGAGCAAGTCATTTTTAGTTCCAAAGGATTATCAGGGCAAACCCGCTAATTGTTTTGTTGCAATACAATGGGGTTTGGAGTGTGGTCTTGCACCGCTTCAGGCGCTCCAATCAATAGCGGTAATAAATGGTAAGCCCTCAATGTATGGTGATGCTTTACTCGCAATGGTTCGTGCCGACAGTCGGTGTCTTGGGGTAAGTGAAACACAAGAGGGCGGGGTCGCTACTTGTATTATAAAACGTAAGCACTCTGACGGGAGCGTTGAGGAAGTCAAAAGAACTTTCTCAATGAAGCAAGCACAGCAAGCCGGGCTATCAAATAGACCTACATGGAAGGCGTACCCGGAGAGAATGTTACAGCACCGGGCGAGGGGCAACGCTATCCGTGACGCTTTCCCTGACGTTATACACGGCCTTATCTCTGCTGAAGAAGCACAAGACTACGAAGAGCCAAAGGATGTAACTCCTCAGAAAGAATCTGTGGCTCCACCTACAATAGAGACTTTGACCACGCCAAAGGTAGAAGAAGCTGAAGTTGTGCCAGAAAAAGAAGAAGAGCCAACTGGATCAATCTTCGACAAGTATCTAGAAAATGTCGTGCCGGAGAAACGTGAACCTGTTGTTGCAGAAAGCTTTACGCTTTGTGTTCCAAATAAACAGCCAACAATTTATCAAGATCCACTCAATTACATGGATGCTTATAATGACTTACTGTTAGCAGTTCGTAAGGCTTCTACTATTACTCCGGCACTTCGTCGTACCAAAATGAAAGAGCTAGAACAAGAGAACATAGAGACTTTTAAAGTTCTACCCGAAGATATGGTTAAAGAGTTGAAAGAAAAACGCATTGCGTACAACGCAAGCTTAGGTGTTGAGGAAAAAGAAAATGGATAAGATAGGATTAACTGCAAAACAAAAACAGGTATTTGAGTTTCTACGAATGTACCACAAAACTTACGGAGTGTTTCCCTCTACACGAGAAATAGCACAAGGTAAGATTGACGGTCAGGTAATACTTAACAAGCGAGTTGAAAGCAATGTGCATAACTTACTTAAAAGTCTACAGAAAAGAGGGTGGATAGAGGTTATGCCATACACCCCCAGAGGTATTCGTATTATCTAAGCACTCATCTTTGCCATTGTCGAGCGTCGCCTAGGCTTCGCTTGACTTTGGCGTATCGCTTTATTGGTAGGTGCGCCGGGGCTTCCCGGCTTACGCATCTTCTCGCCACTACCATCCTTAATTCTTTTTCTTTTAGCGTGGATGTTATCCCACAAACCTTTTTTCTTAGCCATTAGCCATCTCCATTGCTGCCTTTAATGTTTCTTGGTTCCGCCTTGTCCAACCCTTACCGAATGTTTCAAACGTTTTTAGTCGTTCGTAAAACTTCTGACGTTGTTCGTACAAATACTGAATCATATCTGACGGATCATTTTCGGATACGAGTGCTAGGGTTCGTGGCCCGATTGCCCCGTCTTGTTTTGCTGAAATGTACTTCTGAATGACCTTGGCTGGCCTACCTGTGCCAGAGTTTACCGCCCAATCAAAAGCCGCAAAGTCTAGCCCAGAGGGTAAGTCATCACCCCGTATTCTATCCCAATAATTTTTTTTGTAGATAGGAGCTACGTCTGAAACTGTCAGTCTCTTCATCTCGCCATCCATGACCTGACGCCCAACCCATTGCTCATAGACTGCGCGGGTAACACCAAGGTTTGTTTCACCGCCCGGATCTTCAGGATGCCAAACGTATCCCCCTTCGTGATGCAATAACATTTCTAGTGATTGATCAAAGTTCTGTTTCATTTTCCAAAGCCTTTCATAGTTCTTATTCCAAACGAGGCGGCAATGGACGCATACATCCCCCATTGAACCCAGAGGGGGGTAGTCTCAAGGTTGGCAAATCCTCGTGCCATAGTTTCTTGTAGAGAAGGAATAAAATTAGCAACAAGGATAACAACAAACACAAGTGTCCAAAGCTCATCCTTCCAGCTATCCTTGCTAGCCTCAATCGCAGATTGTTCCCAATCAATTTCCCCGGTAAGCTGCTTCTTTTTAATCTCTGCTTCTGTAATTTTAACTGCGGTTTTTGCATCAATGTAACTCTTGGCTAAACCACTTAGGCTGTTTACAATTCCAATCATTTGTTCGCTTCCTTGTTCATCCAGATACCAAAGCAACCAGTGAGTGCGCCCATGCACACAGACACTAGTCCAGCTTGCCCATTGGTAGGTTCCTCAAGTCCCATGTACCAATGCACCGACTGGTAAGTTAAAACCGTAACCGCTAGCATCATAAGCCGGGGTACTATTTTCCAATCATCAATTATTGTGTGTGCCATTCTCCATAATCCTCATTGCTACTCGTTTGTCGGTGGTCTGAATTACCACCTTTTTTTTTCTGTAAATCACCCATCTGTTTCTTTTCACCTCAACTAGTTTCAACGAAACCAATCACGCACATCTACCCAACCCAAATAGTGCATATAAGCCGTCGAGCCGACGAACGCGAAAGTGAGCAGCACAACAATTCCAGCAATGGTAACAGCTAACTCTTGTCTCTCTATAGCTTCGCGTCGTAGTCTAGCTTCCATCTCACGCTTTTCTTGCAACACTTCTTTTCTTATGCGTAGAAGTTGGTCCCATTTGCTTTTGCCAAGATTGTTGCACACCCATTCGCGTAGATCCTCTTCAGCCTGTGCAGCCTCTTGCTCTTTGGCCCATCGGTCCATAGCAATCGAGTTAACGTCTGAACTGCTTACACCTTTTTTTTGTAATTTCTTTTTTGCATTGTCAGTTGCATCAAAAAAGTTACCAATCTCTTTAGATAAACTCGCTACAGTTTTGCCAGCAGCAAGCCCTGTTTTTAAGCCAGCTAAAATCGTTAATGGGTCCATGACTACATCCCATCACGCCGTGTAAACTCTACTGTCTTTTCAAGAATTGCTATGCGAGATTGTAACTGAACCAACTGAGTGAAGTAATTAATCATATTATCTACCTCATCCCAAAGTTCACTATCTGCCTGTTCCATTTCATCGTAAATTTCAGCAAGCATATCGATCATCTCATCAATGTTCTCGCTGTTGTTCTCAACATCTCTGATTAGGTTGGTGCGGTCGGTTGCGTTGTTCTCAATCGTCAATCTTTCTACTTGAGAAGTAAGCCCTTCAATGATTGATGCTTGCTGTGAAGCATACCAAATGCCACCGCCCACGGTTGACACAATGGCTACCACCGCACTAGCGGCAACGGCTATGTTAACCTTGGGTAGCTCCATTAGCTTTTCTTCTTAGGACGCCCGGCCTTTTTCTTTTCGGCAGTTTCTTCTTTAGCCGCCGCTTTTTTCTTAGGCTTCGGCGCACCGCCCGGACGTAGGTTTGGATTTAAATCATATATATGTACCATTTGTTACCTCTAGTTTTTGTACATTAAAGTTAATAAAATATTCATATAATCACCTAAGCTAAGTCTCCAATTGTCATGCAATATGAACCATTCGTATCTTCAAAATCGCCATTAGCAGTACTTTTAGCAAGAAAATAAGTATGAAAATTAATTGAGGATACGGATTGAACAGAATCTCCTGCTTGATCAGAGTTTGAACCACCTCTACCAGCACCTGAATTTGTGTTACTACCATTGTCTACAGTGTTCCAAGTACCAGTCATAATACATTTGTTTCGTGCGCTAGCTAAATTACTAGTGTAATTGCTAGTATAATCACCTTCTACATTATCAACTAAACTGCTTTGATTTAAAGAACCATCTGTTGTTTGATTTACTGCATCATAATTAACCCAATGCTTAACAGATCCATTAGTTACAAAACTAGTAGCTACTGAAGTTGTGCCATCAGTAATCGTAGTCTGAAAGTTAGCTAAGTTTTTAGCTTTAGACATATTACTCTCCTAATAGAGTAGCCAAATCCAATGCTTTGAGTGCGTCAGCATCTGCTGCATTATCAATACGAGCATCTGCTATGATATCCCTCAGTGTCTTTTTCTTAGCAGCTATAGCATCTGCACCTGAGCCAGCTTCTAAAGCTTTCATGTAGTCAACATCTAAAGCTTCTAAACGTGGTTGACGTTCTAACCTTAGATTATCCCTATGAATTTCTTTTGCTTTAGTCATGTTAATCTCGATAACATTTTCGT